ATGCGAGCTGCCAAACTGGGTGTGCCCAAGACAGCAGAACACCGTGCCAACATGAGTCTGGCACAACTGGAACGCAATCGCCGCCGTAGGGCATCTGAAGCAAAATAGCCATTTCTGCTTGACTTGGCTAAATACCCAGTATATAATCGAGATATTGTAGAAACTTCCAGGGAGAACTTACAATGACATTAATAAAAGATTTATCACAGATAGAATTATCTGTTCAATGGCACGCATTTCAAGCTCGAATTGAAAAGTTGGAAAAACGATTAAACAGAATGTATGGTAATGATGCCACCAAAAAAGATATAGCAGATATATTGTCTGAACGTGGAGATCAATTAAAACATCAACTCCAGGAAGCCTTATACAGTCAAGAATCCGTTGAGTATTGGTTACGTAATCGTGGAACTACTCAAGAACAAATCCAGCAATGGAATATAAAACCCAAACATGAAAGATTTGACAACTATGATGTAATTAAAACCTGATGTCTCCCTAAAGTTTGTGAGGTTTTGGCCCACTCTTAAACAGGTGGGCTTTTTCGTGACATAAATAAAGTATAGGACTGATTTGATTCAGAAAATATTATGCCCACAGAACAGATGACAGAACAGAAAGGCCGGAATGGCGGCGTTCGTGCAGGGGCAGGACGCCCAAAAGGTTCTCCCAATAAGATCACAGGCTCGACATTATTGGCCGAGATTGAACTACGTGACGTGCCATTTGCTCAGGGGCTGGCAGAAGATTATATTAAAGCTCGCCAGACTGATGACCGTCACCTGGTGTTGAAGTATCAACAGATGATCATGAACAAGGTCATAGCCGACAAGGTGGAGATAGACGTTACAGACCAGAATCGACTGTTGGAAGCCAAGCGTGATGCTTTCCGTGCAGCACTGGAACACATGGCTGGTCGCACAGTTCAAGCACAGGATGTCAACTTTACACAACTACCTGGTGTGGATGAAGTATAAGTAAACAAAAGGACCGGACTCATGGCCACTAGACCTGGATTATACGCTAACATACATGCCAAACAACGAAGAATAGCTGCTGGCTCTGGTGAGCGTATGCGAGCAACTGGCACACGAGGTGCGCCCACAGCAGCAGCATTTAAAAAAGCTGCTAAAACGGCTAAACCCGCCAGGCATAAATAAGTATGAAACATTACAGTCCGGCCGGACAAAAGGAAAGCGATTATGAAAGCAGCAAAAGATCAAGGTGACAAGGGTCTGGAATTTAACGGACAAGGTTCGCCAGTAAGTTATAAAGGTGGAGAGCAATATTCAGGTAACCGATCAGGTTTAGTGGGCAAGGCCAATTATGGCATGGGTCCACGCCGAGGCAACGATGGTTCTTGTGATGTTCCCATTTCAGGTCCCAGTGTGACCAGAGATCCAGTGCGTCACCCTGTGGACACAGCACGTGGTGGAAAAATTGATGGTGGAACAACTGTCAAGAAGCCTGGCAGTCCTGACAAGATTCGCTACTAAGGACTGATGAATGTATTATTCCAATCAACCATTTGAACCTCAGGGTAATGCCAGCGTAATTGCTGCCAATACCACCAGTCAGAACACCAGCGTGATCGCAGGCACCAACTGTAGTCAATTTCAGATTACCGCCATTGGAGCCACTGGTGTATTTGTTCACTGGAGTGCCACTGACGCCAACATCACTGCTGTGGTGCCCAGCACAACCACCAGTCTTCACGGCATTGCCATTCCTGGCAACAGCACTCGCGTGATCACACTGACAGAACTATCTCCAGCCACCAGCAATGTCTACTTTGCAGCCATCACAGGCAGCAGCACCAGCACAGTATACATCGTTCCTGGCATAGGCTTCTAAGGAACTAATATGAAAACAAACCCAGCCAGCAAAGCCTACCCAAAAGTAGCTAAAAATACCACCACAGGTTCAGGCACCAGTCAGATGAAGACTGTTGCAGCTCAACCTGGTCTGAAGAATGTCAATGCATCAGCTGGTCCACGCACTGGCAATGCCGGTAACATGACCAAACGTTCAGACTTCCAGGATCGCAAAGCCGAAGCAGCACCCTTGGCCAGCATGATCCAGAATGCTTACAAGGCTCGCACAGCCGGTGATTTCGTTGACCCACGTTATGAGTCCATTGAATCAACTGTGCCACCACGTAAGTTTCGGAGATAAGTAAAGTAGTAACACGATGGAGGCAAAGGTGTCTCCATCGTCTAAGATCAGATAAGGAACAGCAATGAAAAAAACCACAACATCACAACCCGACGTCTGGGGTGCAGAAGCACAACCCACCGTTGCCGCAACAACAGACAGCACACCAGAATTCCTGGAAGCACAACCCCTGACATTAGAACCACTGGACAGTCCCTATGATTTAGACGGGCTGATGACAGACTTCCCCACAGCAGGTGAACTACAAAAGTTTGTCTACGATCAGACAGGCATCGCTCTGCAATTGAAAGGCCGTGCCAACAAATTGAAGTATCAGGTGGCCATGGATGCATTAAATGGTCTGGAGGTTGGAGCAGAGTTTCGCACTGGTGAAAATCCCTATGTGGACCGCAATGACATGGTGCCAGTGGAACCAGTTCGCATTCTGCCTGCACGTGACGTGAGCCTGCCACCGATAGGTGAAGTGCAAAACGTATTCCACAGCATGTTCATCCCCCATCCAGATGCCAATCATCGTGCCCAGGATAAAAAGGTCACTGTGGCCTTCCGTAAGTATCGCACTGGTGCCATCACATATCAGATTGAAGGTCCCATGAGCCAGACAGCCATTGGCGACAAGATCGACAAGTATGGTAAGAATCGTCCTGAGATCATTGCCTGGGTAGATCCACGCACAGAAGAAATCCTGATCATGCGAGCAGATGGATCAGTGACTCCACAGGGTCAGAAACTACGTGCCCTGATGAAGAGTCACCGTGTGAACAACAGCAACGTCTGGGACACCTGGATTGACCGTGAGTTCATCAGTGCAGACGGCAGTGTCATTGACAATCCATGGGCTTAATTGACTCACCATGGAAACACGTCAACCTGCACTGCAAGCCCATACTGACCGCAGTCTGGAATCGCGTGTGGCCCGAGAAGTTCACAGCAGCTTCACTGACCGCTACCCCAGATCAGTGGAGCATTGCCTGCGTCTGGTTACTGAACGCCTACAGCTATCACTAGACAAACGCAACATAGTGGATCTCATGGACGTCAACAGTTGGATACTGAGTCCTCAGGATATCCTGGCCCTGGCCCGGAGCCTGGAGTTATTGGATCAGATCAACAGACGTAATAATCTGTGATCTCAGAAGAGCTGTTGATGCGTCGTGCCATCAGGTATGTGTGCGACGAGCATAAGCTAAAGCCAGAAAGTCTTAAAATGTTTGATCACGTTACTCGTGGTCAGTTTGAAGACCTGGCTTTAACCATTGCAGAGGACATGCGCTTTAATCAATTACGATACTTTCGTCCATTCCCTCATCAGATTAAATTTTTCCAGACCCGGACCAGCCGTCGTGGCATCCTGGCCGCCAACCGTATTGGTAAAACTGTATCAACATGTTATGAGACTGCCTATCACCTGACGGGACGCTATCCTGACTGGTGGACAGGCCGTCGTTGGACCGGACCCATCACAGCATTTGTTGCTGGTGAAGGTTGGGAACAGGTGGCTCGTGTGTTACAACAGGAACTACTGGGCGTGGCAGACATCAAGTTACGTCATGGTGTGGGCACTGGAGCCATTCCCAGAGAATGTATTGACCTGGATACCATACGTAGCGATGGCGCCAATGTCATGGCCTGTGAGATTAAGCATGTGTCTGGTCAACAAAGTTATTTGCTGTTCGGAAACTATACTCAAGAAGTTCGTAACTTACAGGGATTCAAACTGGATCTCGTGGTATTCGATGAACAACCTCCAGACGATATCTTTTCAGAACTAGTAACCCGAACAGCAACTACACAGGGTCAGGTCCTGTGCTCATTTACTCCCCTGAAAGGACTTAATGGCCTTGTGAGTAAATTCTGGAATCTGGAAGAAGGTTATGAGTTTGTCCGAGTCAGCTGGGACGATGTTCCAGAGTATGACACCTGGGGCGAACCCTTCCTGCTTAAGACCACTCGTAGACAATTGGAACTGGATTACCTGCCACATGAACGAGCTGCCCGTATATCAGGCACGCCAGTCATGGGCAAAGGTGCTGTGTTCCAGATCCGTGAGTGGCCCACCTACCAGACTGGTCAGTATAACTTTGCAGCCATACCCGACTGTGAACACATCATAGCCCTGGACCTGGGTCTGGTCAACGACAGAACTGTGATCAGTCTGATGTATTGGAGCCCGTCAGAGCGCATGGCCTGGTTACACGCACAGATCACTGTTAAAGGCACAGAAGAAGCCATACCCGATCAATACATCAGCCATCTACTTAGACCAGAAGTTCGTGGTGCGCCCATTGTGTTGCCAGCTGATGCTGCCACACCTGGCCGTTACACCATGACCAGTCAATCAATCCGTGAACTGTTTGAAAGTCACGGTCTCAATGTCTACCCCAAGGCCATCATGAACCCGCCTGACGCTGAAGGCCGTGTGAACAATCACAAAGCCTATGGCATCAATCAGATGCGACAGATGCTGGAAACTGGTGCTTTAATGATCAACGTCAATTGCACAGAGTTCATGCGTGAAGCACAGAACTATTTTGTGGATGAGAAGGGTCGCTTTAGTGATCCCGACGACTGTATAGACTCTGCACGTTATGCCATACTGGGCTGTCTGAACGGCATTGCAGAACCACGTCATGGTGTTCGCGGTCCGGACAAGTTTCGCATCATGCGTGAAGCCTACGCTCGACCTAAATCCGACGGTCCAGAATGGAAGCGAGTCTGGAACCCTGCTGGTTGAAGACACATAAATACATTATTATCTGGAATACCACAATATGTTAAATATTCGCCATAAAGTTATACTGGAAGGTCAGGGTCTGAAAGGTCGTGCTGAACGTTTCCTGAAAATGAAACGCTTGTTGGACGCCAAGAACGCTGCCTACCTGCGTCTGTTGGCCACCAAGAACAACATCAACCGTGCGTCAGACTATCATTATCTGAACCTGGCTGTCACACAGTCAACAGAACCAGTCAACGGAATTGACTACATACATCCGGTCGTGAAGCCAGCAGTGGATTATGCCACAGCCGTGGTGCTGAAAGGCATCTGTCCCAACGGTGAAATACAGTTTGAATTCGTTCCAGACTCAGAAGAAGATGCTGTGGCAGCACGACAGGCCACTGACATGGTCAGCTATGTATTAAATCAACAGAACGATCCGCATCAGATCATGCACCACTGGGTCATGGATGCTGCTCTGCACAAGAACGGCGAAATGATGATTGCTCCTGTGCGTGAGAACATCACACGTTATGTCACCACCAAAGGCACACTGGACCAGCTGAAAGCATTTGAAGCACAAGCTGAATCGGGTGGATTAACAGTTACCAAAACCAGTCGTAAAAAGATTGATGTAGACATGGCACAGGTGGTTAAAGAAATACAACAGGAATTACCAGAACATCAGCAGGCCATGGCAGAGTCAGGCCATGACAACATGTTGGATCATCTGAACAGTCAGGTCACCAGTGCAGATGTTTCAGAGGTTGAAGACCTTACCACACCAGAAGAGATGACACAGGCTGGTCTAGAGGGTGAACAAACTCTGCTGGACCAGGCCATGGCCCGTAACACCATATATGAAGCCACCTACAAACTGGTGGGTTACCAACTGGCTGTTAAATTCCGTCCCATTGCACAACACTATTGGATGTGCGATCCCACAGTCATCACCATACAAGAACAACCCTATTGCGGTTTCTATGAGCCCATGAGCATCCAGGAAGCCACAGAATTATATCCTGGTATTGATTTAGCAGAATTTGAAATACATGCAGAATACAGCAACGTGGGTGCCTACCAGGCCGGATCATTGCTCAACAACCTGGCACTACATGCCAGAGACTCGGTGCCCATCAACGGACTGCCCAGCATGGGCACTGCATCACAAGACAAAGACAGTCGTCAAGTAACTGTTATCACTGTGTGGAACCGTTATGACATTGATGACGACGGTGAACTGGAACTGATCGAACTGATCTATTCCGGCAACTACATCATATCAGCACGTGAGGTGGAGTTTATTCCTGTGGCCAACATGTGCCCCAAACCTCTGGCACAAAACTTCTACGGCATGAGCATTGCAGAATCAGTGGTGCCCATGCAGGAATACAGCACAGCAGGTCACCGTGCAGAGATCCAATTGGGACTGCTGACAGCCACACCCAGACTGGGTGTCAAACCCGACAAGCTGGACTTTGAAATGTTACAGGATGGTGAAGCTGCCATCTTTATTCTGGACAGCAAGTTTGATCCAGCCAAGGACATCTATCCAGTGCCACCACCTCAGGGTAACCTGGCATTTATTGATGTGGCTTTGGGCCGTATTCAAAACGACGTCATGGCCATGATTGGCATGACACAAGCTACAGATGTATTCAATCCTGAAGTCATGGCACCTGGTAATAGTGGCGCCAAATTGCAGTTGGCCCTGAGTCCCAATCAGCTGATGCAGGATGACACCATCAAGAACTGTGCTGAAGCCGTGCGTCAGGCTGTGTGGTTGGTGTGGCGCACATTAATTCAATATTCAGATGACTACGGTGTCAAGAAACTGGCACAGAAATTCCATCCTGACAAGAAACCAGAATTCCTGGATGCTCTGGGCTTTGATGACATGAACTTCCATGATCGTCATCACGTTCACATCAACCTGGCCATGGGCATGAAATCAGAAGAGAACCAGGTTCAGCGTCAACAGATCATTGTGCAGGCACAGACACAATTGTATAAGACTGTTACAGACATGACACAAGCTGGCACAATGAATCCCGGCATGTATAAGAAGGTCAAGAAGCCCTACGCTGACACACTGTATGCTCTGGGTGTCAAGGACTGCGATGCATACTTGCCCACAGAAGCAGAAGTCCTGGAGATGATTGCCGGCGCAGAGGAAGCCAAGAAGTCAGCTCAGCCCAGTGCAGAAGATCAGGCTCGCCTGGCCAAAGCTGCCTATGATGAAGCCAAGACCAAAGAGGTCATGAGCAACATTGAAGGCACAAGTGCAGACAAGCAATTGGAGTTGATGAACGTAGCACAGGGCAAGACAGCAGCAGGCATCAGTTAATCAGTAAATTTAAACAGGAACAGACATGATCAGTGCAGAAACCATTCAGGCCTTTAACAGCCGTATGACCATAAACATAAATAACATTAAGAGCATGAAGCCCAGCGAACTTGATCAGGTCAAGAGCTGGGGCAGTTCAGCAGAGAATTTATTAAAGAATAAAGACCTGGCACAGTTTATACATGAGTATAAGTTTCAGGTTGCAGATGAATTAGCCAGCTTGCGTGATTACACCGCAGAGTCCAATGAAAAACGAATAGCGTTGAGTAACCATCTCAGCGGTATTGATGGTTTTGTAGTGCTGCTTCAACAAGCAGTATACTATAAAAATAAGGTGGTAAGTTCGCAGAACCCCACTGATAAAACTTAACAGGAAAATAAAATGGAACAAGTAGCAACCAGTAGTCCTAACGTCTCAGACGCGGCCACTACTAACAATTCAGTATCAGGTTTAGATGCTATCGCACAAAAAATGGCCGCAATGCGTAACCAAGTGCCGGCAATTACACCAGCTGAGACAGGGTCAGAAGGCAGTGCTAAAAAGCCCAATGCTCCTGTGGCACCAGAAGGTTCAGAAGTCTTAACGGACGATGATACCGAAAGCGTAACGCCAGAAATCGCAGGTGACGAGTCTGAATTACATGATGACGCCACTGATGACAGTCAAGCCCCAGCCGATGAGCAGGTAAGCGACACTGAACCATCAGAGATTATCGATTTTCTAGAATTTGCTGAGACGCATCCGAACGCTAAGTTCAAATTCATGCGTAATGGTAAGGAAGTAGAAATCGATGCAAAAAAGGCCGCAAGTATATTAGGGCAAGGAGCA